ATATCAACAGAAACTACATCTTCAATATTGATTGTAGGAATGATTAAGTGTGTACCTGACATTAAGAACTGTACAACTGGTGTATCGAATGGTGAAGCCGGAGCTATACCACCTACATTAATTGTTAATTCAAAGTCTGTTGGATCTGCGCCAGTCGTAGAATTAGAGTGAGTCGTAATATCTCTCAATAAATCTGCGGTGTCGTTTGTTCCACCAGTTTTCAGGTAAGCAGTCATATTACCACTAATTGTTCTCTGTCCTGTAAAGTGACCACAAGGGTTATTTACAACACCCAAAGCTTCGGGTGTTAAGAACGTAATGTTATTAGCAATTGTCAATGTACCACCTGTTAAAGCTAGTACGTATGAGTTACTATAAGCTTTACCAGATGTACCCACTAATGATACTGTTGATAGCTTGTTTCTAATACAAGCTTGAACACCTGTAGGTGCAGGTAAGTAACCTGCTGTACCGTCGGGGAAACCACCGCTTTCCCAATCATCTGTTGCACCATCTGTCAACATGTTAGATAGTACTGTTAAATCTCCGCCCGCTGTCACTTCTGTTACACTTGTACCAAAACCGGTCCAAGAGATAGATGCAATAGCATCGATAGCGAAATCAACTTCGGCAGTATCTACAACAGCACCTACAACATGGTACCATACTGGAGTACCAGTAGTTCCTAGATTAAATACTAGGGATAGCTTCAATAGCTCGTTTGTGTTTGAATCTGTAAAATCTATAGCTAGACCTCCGGTTCCACCAGCATTTCTTGTTGTGGCGTTACCATCGGTATTGGTAGCCACTAAATTTGTAGTACCTGAAGCTGCTAAAGCTTCCCAAAGAATTCTTTCTACAGCGTCAACTTGTGTGTTGAGTGTATTGAATCTTGGGCGCATATAAGCTTGCAAATTCCAATTTACCGGTTCAATAGCAGTAGTGAAAACTTGTTGGCCACGAACAGGTGTTGTTCCCGCCTCACTGATTTCAATTTCCTGCGTAGCAGTGGCAGCACTAAATGAGAAACCATCCAAGATAGGTATTTCCCAGGTATTAGCGTTGGTCATTGCTGCAATAGTTTGGCTAGTTGTTACAAACAACTTAGCATTTCTGGATAAACTAAATGCCATTTATATTTCTCCTCGTGTTATACTTCATATCGCACCTCTAAAACTATTTCTCCTACTCCCAGAGGGCTTAATAATCCTTCATCGTCGCTGAACGAAAGTATCCTTATGTCAGTGCTAAGGTTATTACCCGCTACTGTAAGGTCATTGTTCGAATCTAATACAACTTCGATGTCATCAAAAATTTCTTCTAATCTGTCTTTTGCGTCCTCATCTTGGACATAGACGCGTATGTTTACTGTTAAAAATGCCCACCTAAATCCTCCGGGCAAATACTCTCTAGTTTCAATTCCGGAATACAAACATATAGTGGGATAGTCATCTATTTCATCCCAAAATATCTGTTTAGCTTTTACATTTTCAAATACGTTTGTAGTATAGGGGCTAGTCCCATCTAAGTTAGCTACGAATAGGTCTTTTATCGCCTCTACTATCTGTGTTCGTGTGTTAGCCAATTAATTCTACCTTTACTCTTCTAAGTGTAGCGATTTTTTCTTCTTGTAAAAGTTGTCTAATACTTCTCCCAAAAATTCTTGCAGGACTTCTACCCGGCTTAGATAATTTAGTGTTACCCGGTTCAAATACTCCATAGGGGTTCCTCATATATTTAACTCTAGCATTAATAGAACCCTTTTCTTTGCTAGGCAATAGTGCTTTTATTCTTGCCGATCTAGCAAATCTACCAGTTCTATAATTCAAGATAGTAGTAGAGGTCCCCTTCCCCATATTTTCTTTAATTTTATCGTGTAATTTTGTATTTAGAAACGCCATAAGAGACTGTAAGTTTAGACTACCATCTTTATTTTCTCTAAGTCTTCCAGTAGTCTTCTTGACTTTCATCTGCGCACCCTTTATACGCATACGATTAGTAGGTACTCTAACTTCTCTTCTTTTTATTTTAGCTCTTGTTATAAAAGTTCTATTTTTAGATTTCTTACCTAAAAATTCAAGTTCTATTCTTTCAGTTATTAAATCATTAATACTAAGACTGCCTTTAGCATCTACTATTAATTCCTTTATTTTTAATAATTCTGGTACTACAAGAGTATTGAAGGCTTTTTGAGCGTCAGAACCTTCCTTTTGATTTTTATCTTTTAATTCTGGAAGTAGAATAGTTATTTCACCAAGTATTTCATTTCTTACACTAGTGCGTTTGAATTCTACATTAGCATCCGATTGAGCAACTTTAAATATACCAGCTTTTAAAGCTGAAGTATCAAAACTTGCTGGAATAGTAGATATTAACTTTATTTCTTCGGCGGTTTCCGCCAGTAAAAAATCATCCCTATTCTCTACTAAATTAGTAGCTATGCTTACTTGCCCCCCGAAAGCATGGCCTAGTTGGGTTCCGCCTAAATTAACTGATCCAAACTCAGCTTTTAAATCTGTAAATTTCTTACTCCAGAAAAAGGTCGGATAAGAACCAAAAGCTGCCCCCCTTTTTGGGCTTCTTATATTTTCTAATTTCTTAATATAAGCTCTTCTATGTTCTTTACCTTGTAAAGCTTTTCCTTCAGGAGACTTATCAAATTCATCTGTTAGAAGTTTATTTAGATTATTCCATCTTTGTTGATATTCCGGATGTTTATTAATAAATAAATTAGTGGGATCCCCTAAACCTCTACCTTTTACCACATCTTGAACAGGCTTCATAGCATTAGCTCTGAATATTTCTTGATTATCTGTAGATTTGGAACTCTTTGCAAATATAACTCTTCTAGCATCATCGAATAAGAAGGCTATCCCCACATGGTTTAAGAAGTCACGTTCTTGTCCTACGACAAAATGCTTACCTTTTGTATGTGTTTTAAATAATGACCAAAGATCATTAGCTATTGTTTTAGATATAGGTCCTAAGTCTGAATCACTTACTTCCCTACCAGGTACTTTGAAGGGGGAAAAGATACTAGTAATTTCCGATAAAATCTCTGTTGCATTTATAGCTACTTCTTGAATTCTTGCTTCCTTTCTATCCCTTGAAGCCTGAGCTGCCCCTTGTATTAAAGATCTCTCTATAGCTCTTAATAATGCTTTAAATTTAGGATTTGTAACACTCAAGGGGAATACCTATAAAGATCTAGTATTCTGCGGATATGTGGAGGGAAACTATTAGCTAAATAAGGTTGTGCATTATCAACAGTAGCACCTAGCAAACTCTTACTAGGTATATTTTCACCACTATCATAGTAGTGTACTAAATCAACCATTGCTAATTCAAGTTCTTTAGGTAAATTGCCTGTTATATAACCGTAGGTATAAACGATCTCTAGACTTCTGTAAGATACATCATAAGTATCTACAAATTTCTCTAGTGCTACCTGAGTCATTACGGTTCCATTCTCTAGATCCGCGTAATAACCACCTTTTGCTGAATCTCCTTCAGTTAAAGTAGTTTGATTAGTGCCACCATCCTGCGATGTTTTTACACTAACTACACTAAGTACAGGAAACTTATCTAAATAAATTAAATTAGTTTTACCATCTTTCCATTCTGTTATTGCAGTTTGAACGGTAGAGTGTTCTATGAACTTTCTATTACAGTATGTTTCAACAAGCGCACTAACCTGAGTAATTAAAGTCTGATGTTGACCATCTTTTAAAGTACTCTTGATTCCTTTGGCTTCTTTGTAACAATCTAAATCTATTAAGTCGGTCATAGTATCCCTACGTAGTAAAAAGTGGGGGAAAATTCCCCCACTTTTTCAACAAATATACCTCAACTATTAAGAAGAGATTTCTAAGTTCACAGTACCTTGGCCTGTGATAATATCGTTGAACGCAAATCTACGACTAGAAACAAGAACTCGTTTCTGGTTGATGATATCACGATCAGCCTCAGTCATGATTCCGCGTAGCTCACCTCGTATGAAGTTAGCTGGACGACACATGATTCCAAGTGTTGTTGTTAATGTTCCAGTTGTAATAGCTGCGTTATCGAACATTTGTGATACAAGTACTTTAACACCAAAGATACTACCTACTTCACCAACGTGAACGGTAGCCGCTTGTGGGCCGTACTCTGCAACAGATTTGAACAGAGGTAGTGTCATTAGACCGTAATAAAGGTCATGAGATACTAATAGTACTAATTGTGAAGAATCAATACCGTAAAGTACTAGGTTTCTACGCATTGTAGCTACTACATCTTCTGTTAAGTTAGCTTCCCAAGCTGCTGCACCAGCGATTGTTACATCAGTAGTTAGAGCGCCACGGCCTTCTAGTCCTAGAATAGGATCAAAAGCTGCAGATGTTAGAACACCTCCACCGCGTAGGAAAGATAGGTCAGAAGCACGAGCCATTCTGCGAACAACTGCGTCTGTGATGATTGGAGCAAGAGCTACAATACTATCTTCTTCTTCTTCATAACCGATGTACTCACGTGTTGCAAGCTTGTAAGCAATCAACACTTGTTCATCAATTTGGTGGTTTTGAGCCGCGCCAGTTGATGTATCTGTACCATCACCGGTTTCAGCAGCAGGGTTACCGCTTGAGCGGAATGCATTACTATGCACCCAAGTAGCGTCACCAGCTTCTGGGTTAATCGGCATATTTAGAGTAGGCGTAGTCATCGCGATACTAGTAAATAGGGGTTCTACTACTAGTTGCTCACGTAGAGCATTTTGTACACGGGTTGAATACTCATCTTCCCACTCACCTGTAACACCGGAGTCCCAATGTTCCATATTAGACTTAGTAACTAAGTTTTTGAAAGTCTTTGTATCTTCGATTTTGCAACCGAAAATCTTAGAGGCATACATCATACCATCACGTGTGCCTTGAGGTATTTGTTCAATACTAGACTTAACATCCGCGAATGACATTTTACTGTCTGTGATTTCAGCGCTTAAAGCTTTTTGAATTTCTCCATCATCAGCTTCTTTCTTAAGTGCATCTCTGATACCCTCTAGTGCTTCCGTGAAGGAAGCGTTATTTTCATCTAGCTCTGTACGTAAGTCTTTAATAACTCGTTCAGCAGCTGTTGTAGCAGTAGCGTCCATCTTTGCAACTTCATCCTGAGCTGCTTTTTCTGCCTCAGCTACAGCTTTTTCTTCGGCTTTAAGGTCGCCCTTAATTTGCGCAGAAATTTCAGCGGCTAATACGGCTAGATCGATTTTTTGCTCTACTTTTTTGTCGGTTTTATCTTCCATTAAAGTTTCCTCATTTTTGATAAATTGATTCCTAAACTCTTTGTAATCTTCAGGATTAGAGAAGTTTTTCTCTACACTGAAAAGTGCGTTTTGATTAGCAGGTATAGAAACAACACTAACTTCGAAAAGTTCTACTTCCTTAATCATAAAAATCCCTGATTTAGGGTCGAAGTCTGCATCTTTAATCATAAACCCAACACTAAAAGCGGAAAGTATTCCCTCTTTGATTAGGTCTAAAATATCGCCTGCTGATTTACTAATCTTAGCTGTAATAGCTAGCCCGTTCTCTTGAATTTCATGATGTATAGTCTTACCAATTGGTCTAGAATCATCATGAAAAGCTAAAATAACAGGGTTCTTAAGATAGTTTCTTAACGCGCTCTTTTTCTTCCAGGCATCAGACGCAATGATATCACCCGAACGATCTTCATCGTTAGTGCTTGCTAGCCCAGACATGATAAGTTCTTCGTTATCTTCGTCGTCATCATGTAACTCCTTTGTGAAGGGTACATTGAGTTTTAGAACTTTGTTTTTTGTTAGCATATATATTTTCCTCGAATAAAATTATTCGTCTTCATTCTCAGGGTCGGGTGGTGCTCCTCCCTCTGAGGGGTCTGTCGCGCTACCTGCAATGTTGGCTGGAATCCTTAATTTATCCGATTCCCCATCCTTCATAGGATCGAGCCTTAGCTCAATTCGCGCTTCATCCGCGGTCATAATCCCCGCGTTAACTAATCCTGTAAAATACTGTGCCGCATCTCGTAATTCTGGCTGTAGAGCTCTTACTTTGACTACTTCTGGTTCCATATCATAGGCGAAGAATCTTTCGTAAGAACTAATAAGTTTCGATACTAGCGGTAAAACTGTCATTTCGTAAAATAATTGTATATTAGGTCTTAAATTTGCATTGTTACCAGAATTTAATAGTACAGGCGGTACGCCTAGTGCTTTTAGAATCTTGGTTTCGTGTGAATCAATAGATGTTTCAAAATCTAGCTCACTAATCTTAGTAGTACTAAGTGGATTAACTTTTAAGTCCCCATCTAGGATCATGGGGCTACGCCCTCCATCCTTAGGATTAAATCTTGCTTTCCATTGTACTAGCATTTTTTCTTTTAACTTGTTGCCTAAGATATTAGGCGTTTGAATAATAAGGCCTGGTATAGCCCCATTGTCAAAAAAGTTCTCTTGGAAGTCTAACATGCTTCTCAATATATTTATTGTATTCTTAGTACAGAATAATCTAGATCTGCCTGTATATTGAGTAGTTGCACTGTTGTCTTTGGTGTGTATGATTTCATGTGGAAAGAACTTAGTCTTTCCCTCAAATTCATAGTGACTTACTTTGTCACTACTAGAAGTAACTACTTCC